AGTTAGCTCTACTACTGCGTAGAAGTCAAACTTTGTTACCGCCTTTGGTTCATGGAAACGATTGCCTTTGATGATGTTCTTGTTTTCTTTCATAATGAAATTCCTCCAATTAAATGATTATTTTTTGCTTTTGTTATAATATATAATAATTATCACAAAGAGTGATGAATTATATCGAATTTGGTCAAATGCCTAACTAGCCATTTGCAGTTCTTTCTTTTTCTTTTTAATGATAGTATTGAAGCCTTCAAGCTGTGTTAACTCTCTTAATCTATAAGAGCGGTTATCTTGCTTTTTATCAAACTTCTCTTTATCCTTGATTGTTTTTTCAAGAATCTCTTTAAAGTCTTTGTCGTATCTCTTGATTAACTCTTTAACAACCTGTCTCTCATCAATACGGTCTTTAATTCTACGTCTTGCTTGGCGAATCACCTGTAACATTTTTGCAAAATTATATCCTTCAACAGCGTTGAAATTCATAAGTTCAATTATATGTAAGACATCCGATTGCATCTTATCTACTCTACTTAATTCTTCATTTAATTCCACGTCTGTTTCACGTTTTAAATCCATTTGCATTTGTCTAAACGTCTTGAAGATTTGAGACATACTTTCCATGTAATTTACTTCAAACAATTCCTCTTTGATATCAATATTTAAAGCTGTCATTTTAAATCTCTCCAATCATTTTGTGTTTTAGGCTTCTCTCAACCTTGTAATCTTATTATATCATTACTTTTTGCGTTTGTCAAAGCTTTATACCATGTTTTTTTCGTTTTTTTCTAACATTTTTTTCAGCTCATCTTTGGTGTATGTATAATCATTGATTAATTGAGTCCAAGTATCGAATCCTTCATCAATTGGAGAGTTTTTGTCATCTAGCAAATCGTCTTTATCATAGATTGCAGTGACCGTTCTTCCCTCAAATAACTCCATATTCTTTACTATTTCGTCAATTGGTATGCCTTTATCATAACATAGGACAATCTCAATATCAAGCCCTAATTGTTTCACAGCTCTAACTTGTTCATCAGAAATATCAGATGCACCAATCGCTAGTGTATTGAATAATCCATTACTAAATGCTTTCATGCAGGACTTTTCAGCTTCATATATATAAACCTTCTTATCCATTAGGATGTAAGGGTGGGCGTAATGAAAATTAAACCACTCTAGACGATTCTGATAGCGATATAGATATAGATACTTCTTATCATCATCCTCATCTTTCATGATTCGACCTTTAACTCCTACAAGTTGACCAAATCTATTTCTCATAGGAACTGTTACACGCTTTGATTCTAAGTCAAATCCAATACCATACATAATTTGGGTGTGATACGAAATCCCTTCGTCAATCCAAGGCTTATATGGTAATGCTTTGCCATAGTAATAAAAATCATCAAGGATAGATTCATCCAGAATCGGATTAGGCTTTACCTCTTTCCTACGTCTATGACCTTTAATTAACTCCTTTAACGGTGCTAAGTAATCGGTCTTTGGAAGATATCCTTTTTTATTTTTAAGATACTCATTCCAACCCAGAGTCTCACATATGAATTGTTTTGCATTGCTCAAATCACTCTTCAACTCTTCTTCTCCACGTTTGTTGTGAAGGATGTATGATACAAGATAATAGATATCTCCACTAAACTTCTTGTTTCGGATACTGGAAGACAAGGACTCTTGCAACTTCACTTGAACGCTTCGCCTATTGTTACTATAGAATCGTTCTGGAAGTTGGGCAGTGACACGTGCACCACCCTCAATCCTTATATGTTCGCATTCCAGAGCTTCCAAGATATCACACACTTTATCCTCTTCTAAAATTCTAATTTTGATATCTTGCAATTCAGACATATGTATTCACCTATCTCTTCGAGTTATCATTCGCTACAAATGTCCAACCAATTTCCTTAAATGTATTACTTTGGAAATATGGTTCTATGATTAAAACTGGCAATCCTGTATCGTTTGATTGACCGAAACGGTTCTTAGGCGTAAACAGCAAGTAATACTGTTTATCTGGGTCTAACTGAAACCAATCTTTATCATATGAGCCATCTGGCAACTTCTTCAATCTGTAGCATTGTAATGCTTTGTTTCCACCTTTATACTCATCGCTCCAAGCTTTTCTAAACATCATAACAACAGATGCTTCGTTCTTAGATGCTTTACCTTCACCGATTGCTTCATAGTCTAAGAAACGGTTTCTCACTGCACTATCAGCTAACTGGAATGTAACCCATGTTCTAAGGTTTAAGCCACCTGCATTCTTACGAGTAAGGCGGTAGATTACCTTCATATCCTCTACGAATGTCTGCCAACGTTGTTCGAATTTAGATTCATCAGATACCTTATGTGTGTCAATCACTAAGTTTATGTATCCACGATTTGCCCAGAAACGTACAATCTTTTCAAGGTCTTTGATTACATATTTTTCCATGAAGATAACTTTGATTAATCCGTCATTCTCATCCATAAGCTCATTCATACGTTTCATAGCTTTACGGATTTTCTCTTTATCCTCTTCACGAAGTTTACCATTAACCATTCGTTTACGGTCAAGGTGTTCATTGTACTCATGCCATAAAAGTGTTAAGATGATTTTTTGTCGGAATGTCTGTGCATCTTCCTCATTCAGCACTACGATTGCTTTCTCTTTATTCTCAATACAGCTCATAACAATCTTCTCTGCTGTGATAGATGACTTACCAGTACCACCAAAACCACCAAACATATTTACGTGACCACGTGCCACACCTTGCGTAATGCTATTAAGAAGCTTACTCTTATAGAATGGTAGCATCTCTGCTGACTCTTCTTCTAGCTTTCTGATAAACTCCTCTGGGTCTATGTATAAGTTCTCGGCTTCATATCGGTTAACGTTATTAAGACGGATTACATTCATCTTGTCATCCCAATACGCTCCAAGCTGTTCACTTGTCATTTTCTCAAAATCATATTTACCCTTCTTGATTAAAACCTTGTTACCAAAGAGTAAATATAACTGTCTAATGACATAGTTTTTCTTGACAGTCTCATAGTAGTATTCAACGTTGTCTGGATTGTCTTTTACGATATCTACTGCATCCTCAATCGTATCCATTCCACCAAACTCATCAAACTCATCTATCAAGTTATATTCTTTTATTTTTGTAGCAACTGTGATTCTATCGAATGTTCGAATAGATTCTTTATACATCTTTCGACCTAATTCAAA